TTACAGGAATGACTGGACCTACTGGAACTACTGGGCCGACTGGAACCACTGGACCGACTGGAACCACTGGGCCTACCGGTATAACAGGAATGACCGGAACCACCGGTGAAACCGGAATAACCGGGATGACAGGTGAAACTGGAACCACCGGTGAAACCGGAATAACCGGGACGACAGGTATAACAGGAGTGACAGGTACAACTGGTATAACAGGTACCACTGGCGTCACGGGTGTCACGGGTGAAACCGGAATAACTGGTGTCACGGGTGTCACGGGTATAACAGGAACCACTGGTATAACTGGTATAACCGGAATAACCGGAATCACTGGACCTACTGGAACAACTGGTCAAACAGGAACCACTGGTCCAACCGGAACTACGGGTACAACTGGACCTACTGGACCAACTGGAACTACTGGACCAACTGGTATAACTGGAACTACTGGACCAATTGGTTTAAGTGGGGTTACAGGAGTTACGGGACCCACTGGACCAACTGGTGAAACTGGAATCACTGGTCCAACCGGGCCGACTGGAATTACTGGTAGAACGGGTTCAACTGGAATGGCATCCGATACATATAATACACAAACTACTTCCTCAATATCTCTATCATTAGCATTACTTGTAGATAATTTGTCATTAACTATATCTCCACAATTATCTTATTTACCTGGAAACACGGTTATTGTAATTGACCGTGATACTTCTAGTAAATATTTTATAGCAACTGTAACGAGTTATAATATTAATACAGGAGTTTTGGTATTACAGAACATATTACAAATAAATGGCTTTGTTTCGGGTCAAAATTATAATCATGTGTGGAATGTAAATACAAATTCAATTGGACCTACCGGATTTACAGGTAGAACAGGACGTACTGGACCTACTGGAATTACTGGAAGCACTGGTATAACCGGTGTAACTGGTGCCAGTGTAACTGGTGTGACTGGACCTACGGGAACCACGGGACCAACTGGTATAACTGGTGTTACTGGTGCCACTCAAACTGGACCAACCGGACGAACTGGTACAACTGGTGTAACCGGTGTAACCGGAGTTACTGGTATGAGTAATACTGGACCAACTGGTACAACTGGTGTAACAGGTGTAACCGGACTTACTGGTGTAACCGGAGTTACTGGTGTAACTGGTGTAACTGGTGTAACCGGAGTTACTGGTGTAACCGGAGTTACTGGTGTAACCGGGGCGACTGGTGCAATACCTACGACCGCACCAATTGGTACGACTGGTCCAACCGGAGTACCTGGAATAGCTGGTGGAATTGATCCAAATTCTTTTAATATTTTTTCTAACATGGGAATGTCTTTGACAGATTTTGGTGCGAACTGGGTACCGGAAGATAGTAGTCGAAATTGGATAAGTGCATCCACATCAACAAGTGGTCAATACCAAACTGCTGTTGTAAATAGTGGACAAATTTATATATCCAATGATTTTGGTAATAGTTGGACACCAACTGCTACTTCTGAAAATTGGCAATCCGTATCTGTTTCGGCCACCGGGCAATATCAGACAGCGGTAACCGGGTTAGCAAAGATTTCTAGGTCGAGTGACTATGGTGCTAGTTGGACGCAGATAACGACGTATCAAACGGATGGTACTACATATTTCAGTGGCGTATCAATATCAGCCACTGGACAATACCAAAGCTCTGGTATGTATGGTGGACAAATTTATTTATCAAGTGATTATGGTGCCAATTGGACACCGAGAGATAGCAGTCGTAATTGGACAGGTATATCCATTTCATCGTGGGGACAATATCAAACCGCCACGACGAATAATAACCAAATATATATTTCGAATGATTATGGTGCAAGTTGGATACCAAAAGATAGCTCACGTAATTGGTTTAGTGTTTCAGTATCCGCGACTGGACAATATCAAACTGCGGCGGTGAATAATGGAAATATATACGGGTCGGTGGATTATGGGAATACTTGGGTAGTAGAAGCAACTGTTTTGTCGTGGGTTGGTGTATCCATATCTGCAACGGGTCAATATCAAGTAGCGGTGGTGGCAAATGGACAAATATGGGTATCGAGTGATTTTGGTAATACTTGGACGGCAGTAGCGACTAGTTTGAATTGGCGGGGTGTATTCATTTCATCATCAGGGCAGTATATCACTGCGGTAGTGAATGGTGGACAAATTTATGCGAGTTTGGCGATTCCTGCTGGAACGGTGGACCAATATTCCTATTCATTGGGGAAATTGAATAACACAAATAGTACTATTGTATTATCTGGTTTAGTAGATAATTTTGTTATAAAAACGAGTGTTGGAAGTAAAGGTTGGCAGTCAGCAGCTATATCATCCGATGGGTTATATCAAACTGCGGTTGCTTATGCTGATTACATTTATATATCCAATGATTATGGAAATACTTGGGTTGCAAAGACATCAATTGGAACTAATAATTGGCGTAAAATATGTATGTCATCCAATGGTTTATATCAAATTGCGACGGGAGATAGTAGTTACATTTATATGTCCAATGATTATGGAAATACTTGGGTTCCAAAAACAGAACTAGGAAGTTATACTTGGTATGCAGCGGCAATGTCATCAACTGGACAATATATTGTTACCGGTTCAATGAATAGCAATAATATATACATTTCAAGTGACACTGGAAATACTTGGGTTACAAAAACAAATACTGGTAATACTTTTCGTTGGTTACAAATAGCAATATCCGCTGATGGGAAAAATATTACTGCACTTGATAATGGTAAAAGTCCTATTGTTTATGTATCGAGTGATACTGGAAATACTTGGATAAAACCAGATGTATTTTCTTCAAATGTATACAAAAGATATATAGCTATGTCATCAGATGGTAAATATCAGATGACAACATCAACGACTAATTCTCCATGGTCAGGATATACTTCTTATAATTACGGTGTAGATTGGATTCAAACCGTATCCGGTAATATTGCAGAAGGTGTTCCAGGAATTTCATCTGACGGACAATATCATTATTGTTATGGTTATTATGGTATGTATATGTCAAGTTCGTATGGAACTAACTGGTTCTATAGAACACAAAATGGATTTACTATTGTAAACACTAGATTTTTAGTTATTTCTTCAAATTCAACATATTCACTTATGAACGATAGTACTAATTTGATTATAAGTAAAACTAATATTTTAACTAGTTTTAGTTTCAATCTAGACACTGGCTCTACATTTTTCTTAACCGGACTCGCACCAACCGCAAATTATACCGCAAATTTCACGATAACTCTATTGGATACTACTCGTTGTTATTATATAACTCTCATCAATAACACATCTTCGGTTGCAAGTTATTATTGTACTGCAATAACAATCAATGGAACCTCTATTGTTAGCCCGCGATTTTTATATAATCGTCCAATAAGTCTGGTCGGTGCAGTACAAACAAACCAAGAATTCATATTATTTTACAATACAACCGCAACAGCTTGGTTTGCTCTCACAACGATAAAAGTATTAACAACGGCTTAACGAAGTAAAAACCCCGTTAAAACCCCCTTATTACAAAAGATATTCCCCACAAAAATATATAGAAAAACGATTCCAAATAACCCATGAAGTGGTATTTTTTTTATACTCCAAATTATCATTTTTACAAAAATCATATTGAAACTCGTTTGAATACCAGTAAATTTGTTGTAGAACCAATTATAATAAACAATCTTACATTATCAAATGTAGGACATCATTTTTTGAATAATACCACGAAAATTCAATTAGTCATCGATTGTATCAAAAAAAATATGGGCAATAGCATTATTTTTTCAGATGCAACAATATATATAAACGATAAAGTAGACGAATTGTACAATTACATCATTTCAAAACAAAATATGGATATAGACATATATTTTTCAGAAGAACATACTAATATGAATATTGGGTTCATCCTATTGAAATGCAATGAAACTACTTTGTCATTCTGGGAACAAATACTAAATATCATGAATGAAAAAATACGCAATAACATACCAACCCATGACCAATTCGATACTATTGAATACATGAAAACCAATGATAAATGCAAAATATCATTTTTTGAACGAGAATACATATGGTGTTCAGATTACATTTATTCACCTATCAAAGAATCTTTTTTCATATTCAAAATTACAGTGGATTTACATAGTAATATAACCAGAAATAACCAACGATTGAATGCATTGTATAATTTGAATTTCATATCGCAGGATGAATACAATAAAAACATAGAATAAAAAACAACCAAAAAAATATAGAAATATAAATATATACAAAATATATATTTATACAAATGGTTTCTTCGAAGATAAACAAAGAAATTAATTATGTTGAAACAAAAACAATAGACCCAGAAGACAATGGTTATCATTCCAGTTTATACGAAATGTATATACACGATAAACCGATTACAATCGCTCTTGGGAAACAAAAATATACTTTTTCGTCTAAAAGTGTCCTATATTATCCAATTTATTTAGTAGTTAATCAAAAGATAAAAGCACAAATTGGGGTTTATGAAATCCAATCAAGTCGTTCTTTAAACGTTTTAGATGAAGATGGCGATATCGATTTAACAAAAATAGGAGAGCCGTTGTTGTATAGTTTTGTCAATTCCAAATTTATTGAAAAGGTTCTTTCCAAACCAATAGAAAATGATAAAAAAGCACATGTAGAACATGATAAAAAAAAAGAAAAACCAGATGAAATCGTTGAAATAGACGATATTGATGTAGACGAAAATGATGTAATGAAATTGAAAATACCAGAAGGTGAAATGTCCAAAGAAATGGAAAAAACTGTCAAAATTTCCAAAGACGGTATTTTCGAAATCGATAAAAATATGAAACAACCTATTTCATTGAAAGAGGAAACCGAAGAAGATTCAAATAAACAAAAAATGGAATTTAAAAAGTCCGCCGCCAATAAATGGATTGAGAACTTTTTCAAAAATAATAATTATAATATTGTTCCCAACGATGGTGCCGGAGATTGTTTTTTCTATGTTGTCCGCGATGCATTTAGACAAATCGGTCACAATACAACTGTTCCTAAATTAAGGGCCCTATTGACAAAAGAATTGACCGACGATATTTATCAAGAACATCGAAATTTATATTTAGGATTCCTAAATGAAATACGCGAACATGATAATGATATAGATGAAATCAAAAAAACAAATACGGAATATAAAAAACGTATGAAAAAATTAGAAGATAAAATTGATAAAGAACGTTTAATCGAAGAAGCCAAGAAGCTGCAAGAAACGTACAAAGAAAAACTGAAAAAGAGAAAAGAAACAGTTAAATTACAAGAAGAATATATAGGTTATATGAAAGATATTGACAGCATAGATAAGTACAGAGCTTATATACAAACATCCAATTTTTGGGCAGATGCATGGGCAATATCGACATTAGAAAGATTGCTAAATGTAAAATTCATTATTTTTTCGGAAGAATCTTTCAAAAGCGGGGATTTTGACGGAGTTTTGAATTGTGGCGATTTTAATAAGAAATTAGAAGAATTGGGGACGTTCTCTCCAAACTATTATATTATGACCGTATACAACGGTAACCATTATGAATTGTTGTCATATTATCACAAACGTATTTTGAATTTCAATGAAATACCATATGATGTGAAAGTTTTAGGCGTAAATAAATGTTTAGAGAAGAATTCGGGTCAATATTATTTGATCCAAGATTTCCGAAATTTTAAAAGTAAATTAGGAATGGACCCTGATTTAGGAAAAAAGTTGGAGGAAGAAGATGAAGATAGTGATTTGTATGATTCCAATGTAACTTTTATGTTCCATTCTAAATCCGACAATTCGCCTAAACCCGGGGCCGGTTCGGGAGAAAAAATACCAAAAACCAAAGTTCAAGAATATGTAACTCTTTCTAAAATAGATAATTGGCGAAAAAAATTGGACGATTCATGGGGGGAAGGAATATTTGAATTGGATAAACATAAATGGATGTCGGTAGAACATTACATTCAAGCCGCTAAATATAAAAAAGGATTTCCCGATTTCTATTTGTTGTTTTCATTGGATAGTGATAGTGAAATATCCAAAGACCCAAGTTTAGCTAAAATAGCCGGAGAGGGCGGAAAGAAAAATAATAAAACCTTGCGCCCAAAAGAAGTGAAAATCGACGCCGATTATCATTTAGGCCGTTTTGAAGAAGAACGAGAACGTGCGGTTTCTGCTAAATTTAATCAAAATGAAGATTTGAAACAAATGTTATTGTTGACAAAAAATGCATTGTTAATGGAATTTATAAGAAGAAATCCGGCTAAAAAAGATATAATATTGATGGGGGTTCGTCGGTCACTTACTAAATAATTGCCTAAATAATTGCCTAAATAATTGCCTAAACAAATATAAATCCATAGTTTTTCAAGAAATTGCGCAGTTCTGTTTTTTGAATCGGTAGTAGTTTGAATGACATATTTTGTAAATATTCGAAATCTGTCATTTTTATAATGAACATTTGATATTGATTCATTAATTCATCGTAATCAGTAATATATTTCGTATTTTCTAAAAGCCATTGATAAAATGAAATGGCCGATGAACCATGTTTCTTATTATGTTTTTTGAATTTGGAAAACCAATGGATAGTATCATGTAAAGTAGTTTTATTGTGTATATTATAATCCGTTCCAGATAAAACAGTAATTTCCCTAAATTCGTCCATAGACATTTCTAAATCATTTAAAATGGATTTTGTCTCATACATAATAATTGTATGATTCAATAAACTTAAATGTCTAAATACTCGGGAACATCCATAAACAAACATATCCATATCATCGCTGATGCATCCCCATGCTTTTTTAGAATTGACTAAATAGGCAATTAATTGGTCAGCTTCATGCTCTGCTTCATAATATTGAATCCCGTAATATTCAATGAGTTGTTTAACCGATTGAATATCATCCATTGTAACATTGATACATTGTTTTTTCATATTTTCTATTTGTTTTTGTAATTTAGCAATTTCTTCATTGTCACTAGTATTTTCAAGAACATTTTGCATTTCTAAATATTTTTGTTCGGCTTCTTGTTTCTGGACTCTTCTTTGAATGAGAAGGTCTCTTTTTTCGCGGGGTGGTTTTCCATCGAAAATGAATATTGGGGTAATTGAATAATGCCTAAATAAAGATATCAATAAATAGGTATTTTCAATCAATTTGTTTTCGGCAATGAATTTGTATATATAAATACTTGTATCAATGACAATAGTTTTATGTTTAAGTTCTCGCAAATGAGTTTTACGTATAGAAGATTTTTTGCAATTGTCAAGTAAGAACCTGTTCAAATATTGAATTCCCATATATTTGTGTTTTTGTTTGTGTTTTTTTGTATTTGTTTGTGTTTGTAGAATTATAGGTATTTAGCGCAGAATATCAATTTTTTACAGATATATAGATGGTATTTTGATGTATATATACTATATAACAATGAACCCTATATCAAAAAAATTGAAATTATTTCTAAATAAATATTTCAAAAGTTCGAAAAATGAGATTTCTAAAAAAGGGTTCTCACTATCCACAATAAAATTTTTAAAAAATATCTATGGTTCAATGATTGAATCTAATTTAGAATACATTAACAAAACCAATATAATAAAAGTACCATTCAATGAAACAAGTTTTCCTAAATCAAATAATTTTCAAAGTATCCCGGATGAAATCCGAAGAAATATTGAGAACAATGAACAAACTACTAAAATATATGAATTTAAGATAAAAAATAGAAAAGTACGTGTTTTTTTCATATTTCCGGTGCAAAGTTCTCAACTTAATGAAAAAGAAATGATGAAATATATTGAAAGAATGTTTATATGGTTATCCATTGCATACAAGTATAGTCCAATAAATTGTGCTAAAAACTTGAATGTATATTTGTATTTGACCGATTTAAAGAAGATGTTACCGACAATAGATGCAAGTCCAATTGATTGGGAACATGCAAATACTGCATTTACATATTCATGTAGAGAAGAACATATAAGTTCTCACAATGAGAACAAAGACATTGCAGATATTTCCGAAATAAACATATTTAGGAAAGAAGAATGGTTCAAGGTATTTATACATGAAACAATTCATTGTATGGGATTGGATTTTTCACACATGGATACTGGGTTCTCGAATTCTAAAATACATTCTTTGTTTAATATTAATGTCGACGTGAAACTCTTTGAAAGTTATACAGAATGTTTAGCAGAAATCGTGAATACAATATTTTTTGTTTATTATTCAGTTATAAATAATAAGAAGGTTGATAAAGATTATATACATAAAATAGAGAATTCTATCAAAAATGAAATAGTTTTTTCACTATTTCAATGTGTAAAAATACTGGACCATTATGGATTGTCCTATAAAAATATGTATGAAAATACAAATGAAAATAGAGAACTTTGCAAAAAATACAGCGAAAAAAGTCCAATATTTGCCTATTATGTTTTGAAACCAATATTGTTGTTTCATATAAATCATTTTGTAGATTGGATAAACAAATACAACAAAAGTTCTCTATCTTTTACAAAAACAGTGGAGAACATAAACAATTATTGTATGTTTTTCGAGAACTTTCATAAAACCCCGGAATATATACATATTATTCAAATTGTGGAAAAGGAGTTTCACAAAATAAAAACCCAATCAGATTTGACAACAGAATTGGAAACACTACGAATGACTCTATTTGAAATGTAATTATGTGTAGATACACATAATTATACAGGTTCTCTACAAAATAGAAGAAATAAAAGAACCGTGGAAATCTTGTGTTCCCGTATGAGTTAAATTGATAGTAACGTCTAACCAAATACTGCCGCCAATTTTGGTCCATCGATTGCAAAATAACCAATCTTCGGATAGATAATGGCCATCTTCTACGCCACAATCAAATAATGCATATGCATAATCATTTTCAGTCCCGGTTAAAAAATTGACATCATCAGTATATTTAGTAGAATGATAGGCCAACATCATTTTTTCAATGATCGTTCTTTGCATTAACATGAAGCCAGTGGCAAGATGTTTGACTTGCGTTAAATTATCTTCAATTTCAATGTATTTATTAATGTAATTAATATTGTAACGCAATAATGATGATTGTATCATATCAATATCACTCATTGATTCTTTTAATGAATTATTATCATTTTTTTTATCGACCCATTTATTGATGACGGTTTCGTCATATTTACCATTGTTTGTTATTTTTTCCCAATTGTACCGTTTGATGGGGTAAGCACCTCCAACCAGTGGTTTATTTGCTATAATCAATTTTAGTATAGATATAGGATTCCAAGTAATATCATTATCAATAAAAATAATATGCGTACATTTAGGGTCATGCATAGCCTTTGCAATGAGATTATTTCTTGCTCTTGAAACCAAACTATCATTTTTACAGAATTCGACTTGAATTGGAAAATTATACTGTCTAAATAAATTTAGTGTATTTATCAAACATTGTAAATAGTTGACATAACACATTCCACCATAACATGGAGTTAGTATATACAATTTAGGTTCATTTGTAACAATATAGTTTTTTACTTTTTCTTCAAATGTTTCAAAATTATCTACTTTACTAATATTGATTCCACGTTCAGGGTCCATTTATAAATAAAAATACAAATTTTTATTTATATAGTTTAATTTATTTTATACTTTTTCTCTATTTTATACCGTTATTTTGTTTTTGTTTTTTTTGGTTTTGGTTTTGGTTTTGGTTTGGTTTTGAAAATTAGTTTAAGCAGTGGCAACATCAGATGCCTTGACAAAGTGATGCTTCATGTACTTTTGAAGATTGAAGTAGGTAAGCTCGTCACCGGCTTTAAGCTTTAAAAGCTCGGTAAGCTTTTGGTCAGCATGGATAATACGACCGTTTTTGGCATCTTGTAGCTTGTTGGCTTGGATGTAGGCGTTGATTTCCTTACTGACGGCAGTTCTTGCCATTTCAGTTCCAACAGTCTTTCCAAGGAATTGGGCTAATTCGTCACTGATGCGAGTTGGCTTGACAAATCCGGATGGTTGTCTGTTGCCACTCTTTCTCTTGCGGGAAGATGACTTTTGTGCAAGTTTAAGCTCACGGGCCATAATCTTTTCAAGGGTCTTGTATTCACTCTTTAGGGTAGAGATCATTGTTGTAAGTTGTTGTAGTTTAGCACCAAATTCAGTCATCTTTACAGATGATGAGTTGTCTGGAATCTCAGTAGATTCAACAACTGGTGCATCGACAACTGGGGCAACTGCAACTGGGGCAGCTTCCTTGGTGGCTTTCTTTGATGCCTTCTTTGTGGTAGCGGATTGCTCAACAACAACATTGGCAACTGGGGCAGGGGCAGATTGTTTTTCAGTCTTAGTAGCTCTTACCATTCTATCAGGTATATATACTGTAATATGTTTCTTTTTTAAGTGGTTTAACGCAATAATATATTTATTGAATTAATTGGCTGGATAGACGATTGTATTCTTAAATGTTTTCCTAAATATTTATGAATGTTAAATATCATTTTTCCGTTTTTCTAATAAACCAACGATTCATATAACCACATCATATTACGTCTTGCGTCCATTGAAACAATTGTCAATACTGATAGTACATGCAAAGCACCCAATTTTTGATATTCTACATCAATACCAGTATATACCATATTTTCCATAATATACAAACATACTGCTCTACAATCCTCGGTTGTAGTTGTTGGTAAATTTAGAGAACTTAATGAAGTATTGATAAAGGGGTCATGTAATCTACATATTCTTCGTTTTGTTTCATGTGTCATTTGACCTCTATAATGCCAAATATCGTTTAAATATCTGTAATATCGTATATATTCTCTTTTTTCTAAATTAATAAACCAATTGCTATCGGTATAGTTACCCAATAAATCAATTTCCATAAATAATTCTTGAATACGTATATTTATTGTTTTTTCTCTTATAGACTGCATTCTATTATGTAATTCAATATTTTCGTGCATTTCATGATTATTCGTTACATTTGTTACAACTCTATTTTGATGAGGCTGATTATTTGTATTACTCGAAGTTGGTATTGTAGGGGCATCATCTTTTTTATCATGAAAAACATACGGAAATATTATTTTTGTTAGTTTATACAACGTGAATATATCATTCATTATTTTAAAGTCAACCTTTTCTCGGTTGTATGGATTTATTATTTTCCCCTTTTGTTTGAATAATGTGATTAAAGATGTAATATTGAATCCATATACAAAATTTTTTTCATCTTTGTAACTATAAAACTCATCATACGGAATATCTTCTAATGGGTCTAATGTATAAAAATCGGATTCATTCACACATATTTTTTTGTTTTTAAATGATTCCCCCTTTAATCTCATTAATACGCGAACAATAAAACCCCTGAATATTTTTTGTATAGAAATTGCACGTACACTATTTGTAAAATGGGTATGAATTCTTTCTATTAATATTGGTTTATTTCCAGATACATGTAAATTGTTCTCACGTGCTATTTGTTTTAATTCTGGAATTTTGAAATTTTTGAGAACAACTGAATTTTTGAAATAATTATTATAATTTATATTCATACCACTCGAATCAACAATAGGTTTTGAAAATACACTCATAATATATATACTATGGATAAATTTTATATTGGTTAATTCTATTTAATTATAATAGCATCTACTTTATTGGGTTCGTATATATTTATATTGAATATTATAAAAGTATTTCATTTTCACAAAAACACTGCATTTATGGTGTTTTTCAATTTATAATTTGCAGAAAATTGATTTAAAGATAAATCATAATATATATTACAGTCGTATAACTTATACACATATATACATTCTAAAATGGCTTCAACTACTCCTCTTGTTTTATCAGTCAATGATTGGGTTCCTTCATCTGTTAAATATATGCAACCAAAGGTCAATGACCGTGGTGGAAAATCTATTAATATGGTAAGTAAACAAACAAATCGTTCGCTACACATTTCAACTCCATTAATGATGACATGGGGTATTGCTGACTTTGTAGATGAAAAGGGTGAATCAGATGGTAAATTCAGTATGTCTTTGAATTTTCCAAATGTTGAATATTCAACAAAAGCAACCAATGACTTTTTACAAAAACTAAAAGATTTCGAAAATCAAATTTTAGATGATGCAGTAACCAATAGTGAATTATGGTGGGGTGAAGAAATGTCTCGCGAAGTTGCTAAACATACATTCTTCCCATTCCTTAAATATTCTAAAAATAAGGATACTAAAAAAATTGACCTTTCAAAACCACCATCTATTCGTGCAAAGGTTCCAAACTACAATGGAAAATGGGGTGTCGAAATTTATGATACACAATCCAATCTATTATTCCCTTGCGATAATCAAAATGTAACACCACTTGACTTTGTTCCAAAACAGAGTAATGTTGCATGTGTATTACAATGTGGTGGTATTTGGATTGGTGGTAAAGGATGGGGTTTAACATGGAAGCTCATTCAATGCATCGTAAAACCACGTGAAGTAGTTAGTGTTTATGGTAAGTGTCAAATTAAATTATCAGATGAAGAAAAGACAACTATTGAAAAGCAAGAATTAAAAGACGATGTTGATTTAGAAGAATCGGAAACAGAAACTGTTTTCCAAAAGCCAGCACCAGTATCAACCGAAGTTCCAGACAGTGACAATGAAGAAGATACTGCACCAGAGCAAGTGCCAGTTGTAGAAGAACCAAAGCCAGTTGTCAAGAAAGTTGTCAAGAAAGCACCAGAAGCAGTACCAGTCGAAGTTGCTGCTGAACCTGCTGCCGAACCAGCAAAGAAGAAGATTATCAAGAAAAAAGTATAAACATAACGTAAAAACTAACTAACAAAAACAATAGACAATCAATACAATACTAAAAAAATACAAATAACAATACAACTATGATTTGAAATAAAAAATATAAAAATATTTATTGCATAAAAATAAATATTTTTTCATTCGGTAGAAAAATGTATATTTTCATCATAGTACATTTTCATTGAGTGTAGAACATTTAGAAAAATCGTTTATTTTTTTGATAGTATCTTGACTTTTTTCTAAACAATTTGCAATTTTTTCTTTTACAAAAAGTTGCTTGTTCTGATTCAACCTTTCGTTTTCTCGTTGGGTTACATCATCGATGATTTCATTTTTATTTAGTTTTTTGAATACACGGGTATAAGAATCGTTCGAGTTTGATTCAATATCATAATTATAATCAAAGCGCTTTGGTGTAATTGGTTTATTATATTTACCACTACTACTATTAACATATTTTCTTTTGTTCTCGTTCTTTTCTTTAATTTCTTCTTCATCTAAAACGATTGATTGACCTGATATATCATATGTAAAATACTCTTTGATATTGACATTCCATGGATTTTTAGTACGTTTACCATTCGGACTTAAACCGTCTAAATACCAAAATCGGTCGCTTTTATTGATTCGTTTCAAATTGTCTTCAAATAAACAATAAAAACATATGTATATCAATTCTGTAAAATAATTAACGTTCTCAATGCTTTCTTTTTGAGAATATTTATTTATCTCTTCTTGTAATAGTTTATATTCAATTAGTTTCATTTTCAAATCATATTCATTTGATAATGGCATGTAATAAATTTCTTCAAATTTTGCACCAAATTCATCGTATTTTTTAGAAGATTCATAGTTCAATAAAGCTTTTTCTTTCAATTTGAAAAAAGTATTTATTATGGAGAGTAAAAAAGATATGAATAACATAATAAACAATTGTTTTTCAGACAAATAGTTGGATTGCGTACCAGTTTGACCCGCTGTCAATGCAGTAAAAAGAGTAATTGTAAAATTGATAGGAGTTGATATGTAGTTCCAAAAAGCGGCGCTTATATATTTTTTCCATGCTTGTGTACCAATCCTCAAATTCAGACTACCTTGCAAAGTAAGCATAATCCCCCAATCTGGCGAATAATTGTTTATTCGATTGTTACTTGCGTCTATTATTATATTACAACTTGAATCGACCCCTGATATTGTCATATTTATATTTGATATAGATAAAAATGTATGAAACATATAATATATTTTACCGCCAAACCGAAAAATGATGCAGCGGAATCAATATGTTCAGACCTCATGAATATAACAATTCAAAATATTGTTGATAAAATAAAAAAATAACCGCTTAACAATTGTCAATATTTTTAGAAATATCATTATTTTTTTCAGGTTCAGAACATGAACAATTTCTACCCGATAATGATGTTACAACTGCAACAGTTGCTACCGTTAAACATAAACAAGCTCCAATACAAGTACATGCACCCATTGTAATTATACGTATATAATTACAATAGAATTTATTTTTGAAAAAATAAACAAATAACAACAAATTACAAATAAGGTCTGCCATAAAATCCATAATATCCACCATAATATGGCCCGTAATACGGAGATGTATAATAAGGTGCAGCATAATACGGTGTACTATATAGAGAAGGAATATAATTACTACTGCAACTTTTTTTGCAACATTTTCTATTTGTTTCAAATACATTGTTAACGTAAATGTTGTTATTGCGTATAGCGACGTCATTTAGTTGAGCATACTCGTTATAAAGCCCATTTAATCTATTGTCATTCAACCATGGATATCCAGCTCTTTCGTAAAAGTTATAATAACTCATTATATTATATGTTGCTACAAATAGTTTCGCCTAAATAATAATTTGTTACGATTAATGGTTACAATTTGTATTTTTTGATTACAAATTGTAATATGCAAATATTACACCTTTTCTCATTTAAAACGCCCATTTTATTTAGGTAAAAATATGAAAAAGCGTAAAATCAATAGTAGATATATTTTTTTAACTATATTTATATATAATGTTAGTTCGTAATTCACTCAATGATTTAAACATTTCACTAATGAGTAAAAAGGCTAAAAGTAACGATGAACTACTTAAAAAAATGAATTCATTTTTATCAACTATTCCAAATGATTCCATCGAAAAAGACACCTATGGAGATACCATTGAACAAGACTTGGAAACCGTTAAGCATAACGTTCGTGATAATTTAAAAAGTATTACTAAAATGAAGGATAATCTTCGTTTTAATAGAACAACTCTAAATCTCAAAAAAAAGTTAAATGAAATTGAAAATTTAGAAAAATACAGTTCAAACATAGTACAAAATATAGAATATAAAATTAAAAGAAACAAAATAGTAAACGATGCACTTATGAGTCAAACACTACAAGAACTTGCACGTGAAATAGCAATTGAAAATATAAAAAAATTTCCACCAGAAAATGAAATGCAAGCAGCAGTTCTATATGAAAATTATCCTGGTAGTCCTGGTAGTGATGATGATGATGATGATGATAATAATGATGATACACAATATGATGGTGATGGTGGATTTCGCAACAGGAAAAATAAAACAAAAAATAAGAAATATACAAAAAAAGAGAACATATAAAAGACCAAAAAAACGTGTATCTAAGAAAAATAAGACACGAAAAATGAAGAAGAATTATTTATAAGTTCTCATATAAAATGGGCGTTTTAAATGAGAAAAGGTGTAAATTATATTATCTATTTTGTTATATAACAAAAATAGATTTAAATGTAAAAATTTGTATTTCATATATATATATATATGAGAAATTGTATATTTATTTGCGTGTTCAATCAAGAAAAATATGTTGATATGTTTTTCCTTCTTTTAGAAAGCATATTTATGTATGGAAATCTTGATAATAATACAGATATCGTAGTATATACATGTACATCATTTATGAATACTATAAAACGAAGTCATTTATTTAATAATGAAAAATTTGTTTTCGAAATAAATGACAGTTATAATGATATAGATTCGGCGTGTAAATCGCGATTGGATTTGTTTGATTTAAAATCTATTATAAATTATAATAAAATTCTTTATTTAGATACAGATATTGTAGTAAAGGATGATATAAATAAAGTATTTGATGTTGTAAAAGAAGATGTATTATATGTTTTAGAAGAAGGAGAAATAAATAGTGATACTGATTTTTGGGGAAAAACATTATTTGGTAAAGAAATTAATAATTACGGAGATAAAACTGCGTTTACTAGTGGAATAATGGCATTTAATAATTGTGAGAAAATAAAAGATTTATTTAATAAAATAAATGAAGATATTATTAATAGACCTTATAATTTCAGTTGTTATGACCAACCATATATAGTGTATAATGCTTTTAAATATAATTTATACAATAATAAGGTTTTCAAATCATTTGTTGTAAATAATGATAATAATATTTATAGTGATAAGGTGATACACCATTTTCCAGGAGGACCTGGTGTATATGAACATAAAATATATGCTATGACTAGTTTTTTGAATAACATTAAATTAAATACCTATTTATTATTTGATGAAACAATACATATTGAAACCGATATTTGGACTTGTTCATCTAAAATGCGTATAGATATTGCTGATTTCTTTGTTTCTAAAAAAAATTATAAAATAGCGGAAATAGGTTCGCATAAAGGATATTCTACCAAAATATTATCAAAAATATTCTCCAAAGTATATGCTGTTGATAACAGTATAGAATGGACAGAATTCAATAAAAACTTCAACAGAGATGCTACCAATATAGAGTATGTTATGTTAGATATATATAAAGATAGTTGGGAAATACTACCACATGACATAGAAGTATCATTTATAGATGCTGGACATAGTTATGAATGTTGTAAAAGTGATATTTTAAATTCTATAAACCAATTTAAAAATTTACAATATATTATTTTTGATGATTATGGTGTTTGGGATGGTGTAAAAAAAATTGTAGATGAGTTGATGGAAAATAAAACTTTACTATTTGAAAAGTTTATTGGAATTAATAATGTTCCAGGACCACATGGAATTATTGAAAATGTAAATGAAGGAATTATTTGTAGTATAAAAAAATAGTATATACAACAATTTTTCTATTTTTCTATTTTTCTATTTTTTATTTAGTTTTCTGTTTCTACGAATTCATACAATTGCGCATTTTCGATTGTTGGAAATCTTCTATATGATGATGCGAATCCACAGTATGTATCATGTAATACTTCCTCCTTCAATATACAATCTTTATGGTGATAATGATATCCGTTTAATACTGCTCCATACCCATAATCATATTCAATACTTGCAGATGGTTCAAAATCATTACCATTTTTTATTATCAAAATGTAGTTTTTTTCATAGACAATATTATCGTTTTTTATAATAGGTTTGAAATAAAACGAATATTCGCATAAATAGTAATCAATTACATCAATAGTAGGGTTTAATATATCCGAATTGTATACAAAATAACTTGTATAGACATTCAAGGTTTTTATAACACCCTCATCGTCCATGATTTGTATGATATTTTCTCTAATTGGATTGACATGTATTTTGGTCCATACAATTTCCTCTAATTTATTAATAAATGTTGAATTTGTGTTTATTTTCATTGTAATTTTATCTGATTTGTCGTAATCATGTATCCATAAAGATTCTTCATCTTCTAAAAATGCAAACACGGAATCAATTATATCTCTTGGTAATCTTAACATTGTATATGGTTTCTTTTTATGTAAAACTAAACATAAAAAAAGTATTTCAATTTTTTGCAAAATTAATTACTTTTCAACATTTATGTTCCCTTCCGGGGAATTTGCGAATGGTAACTTTTACATTTTTATGCTTTCATCATATTACGGTAATAACGATTGTCGGTTACATTTGGAAATAACTTATCTTCAAAATCCATACTAATAACACATGATTCTTCAATATGTTTTTTGCCACTCCAATAATGCATTTCATCATAATAAATTTGATAAGTTCCTCCGTTTTCTAAATGTTCATATATTTCTTTTTGTTCGGTATTGATGTTATTATTCATTGCAAAATGAATAATAGCTTTTTTGTTTTCAAATACAATATTGTATATTTTACCTATTTTACAATGTTCTACTATGTACCATAAATCTCCTTTACTCATTTCAATGTTGAAATTTTCAATTTCAATACTTGGTGGCTTGTAATACATGTTAACTGATTGATTCATTGTTCTTGTTGTTCTTGTTGTTCTTGTTGTTGTTGTTCTTGTTCTTGTTGTTTGTTTGTATGTATTTATTTGAATAATAAAAAAGTGTTTCAATTTTTTACACTTTCTATTATTTTATCGTTCAACGTTTTAGTTGATTTGCTTATTATGTATTGACCACATGGACCACAATGGTCTTCATTCGATAAATCTATTTTTTGATTAAGTTTTTTATTACAGTAATCAATATTCCATCTGCCTAAACGTTTAGGTAATTCCTTTGGAATAAATGTTTTGAGTTTATTTATAACCAACGATAACATAATAATATATATGTATTATATTTTATGTTGTTTTTCCTAAATATATAGAAACAGCTTCTCAAAAAGCCAGTTTGTTTTTATCTTTGTTAGTTGTCATTACCAATAAAATGTATATAAATTATATATGAAATCGCGAGAACTATTTACAGATGGATGGAATTCTTTTTGGCATGTTTTTTTAGGTATATTGTCTATTCGATTTTTGGCTATTGTACCAATTTTTGTTATATACCAATTGATTCACTTTTATGATAAAAATTTATTTGTTGATATTGCTGAATTTTTTATTGGATTTTTTGGCATTAATATTGTTGTTTTTCTTTTGAATTCTTGTAAAATAAAACATTCTTTGACTGATAAATCTTCCTAAATATCGATTTGAAGATATACAACAACATTCGACTTTTTCGATATATCAAAAATATTGTCTAAATTAATAATGGAAATTCCTTGATTTTGTAATACAAGTGTTTGATTTTCTCTGAATTTTAATTTTTCTGTAAAAATGGAGAACACATTTTTGCCTAAATGAAATTCAAATGAAGTTTTTCCCCAAAGTTCTCGAATATTGTATTTTAATTCTACATGAATATTATTATGAGAATCAATGCTTATATTCTCTGGTAATATGGGAATACATTTAACATACATATCACTTCCCGAATTGTCATATATTAATTCGTGATGCCATAATGGAATATAGTAAATGTTCCCGTTTTCTGATAATTTATATAAATTGTTCTCAAAAAGGTCTTCTAAAAAAGGATTTACTATGATACATTGGTCATCTTTTGTTTTTGCGGCTATCATATCTTCGAGCTTTTTCAAAAAATCGTCGGAAAAATGGAAAATATCTTTGTATTTAAAAAAGAAATCCGATATTTTTATAAGTAATTTTTTGTCTATTTTTTCTAATAAATCGCATGCTTTGTTCTCACAACAGTTGGCTATTTTATTTACGATAACATAAAATATTCTACTTTTAATATCTTGGTATTGAACATCGGTACCTAATATATTATTTAAAAACGAGAACAATATTTTTGTATATTCACTTTTAACAATGTTCTCAAATGGATTAATAAAATCTTCGTCCATAATTGGGTTGTCTAAATATTTCAATAAATACTCGTATGCATTTTTAATGTTATTGAATTTTTCTGGCGCATCTGCCGATTTGTTTTTATCCGGATGATATTGAAGTGCTTTTCTTCTATATTGTCTTTTTAATATTTCAATATTGAGAACATCGTCTATTTCTAATAAAATACATGCATCATTATAATTCATGTATTTCAATTAATTTTAGTTACAATATAATAAAATATATTCTCTAAATGATAAATTGGTCTATAATTATTATTATAATATTTCAAATTCAAGAACATTCGGTCTAATATGTCGGAAATGTCATTCTTTGAAATTCTATTATTTTCAATAAAATAGGACAAAATATACCAAATACATTCTACTGTATCCAAGTTGTAGATTAATATATCATATAAATCATCTCTGAATTTTATAAATGATGTTTGTTTTATATTTTCCATATCATTAATTATGTTGTTGCATATTGTATTAAAATTATCATTGGGAATTTCACTTGAATTATTAATCATATTAAACGACTTTATTTCTTTTGTATTAATTATACACGACGTATCAATATCATTCAATATATGATTTAGATGAGAACAAGTATGGGGAGTGTTCTTATAATTGTATATTCTTTTGATAAAATCCTTATGAGAACTGGGATTATTTGCAACATTATTGTAATAATTTTTATCAGGCCGTTTTATTGATATTATTTTACAAGAATTAATAATATTATTTGGTATAAAACTAATATGTTCTGTTAAAAGTATAAATTTTATTTGAATCTGAGAACTTGGATGATTGTATTGTTGAATATAACTATAAAAAATTTCTAATAATTCATTATGTATCATATGAAAATTTTTACATATTATAATGCCATTTTTATCTGGTTTTACAGAAATTATATCAACAATTTGAAAGAATATATCATGCATTAATAATTTTGAATTACAGCCCAATAATGCTATATCAATCTCATAATGTATATCACTTATATGATATATATACGTTTGTTTTTCGTTTTGTAATGTAATTTTTTTTTCATATTTTAATTCACTTGGACTATATTTTTTAAGAAAATAGAGAACTTGTGAATATTTACCAATGCCGGTTGGTCCATATACAATTAAATTATCAAATTGATGAATAGAATCTGGAAAACAAAAATATATATTCATCAATTCTTTATGAAAATTATTCGATTCAACTGAATTTATATAGTCTTCATAATTTGTTTCATAAAATTTCATTATTTTATATATTATAGAGAACAGTATATTAATGTTTATACGAATTTTATATAAATATTATTTACACAAGAGAACGCGTTATTTTCACCAAATTATCGCCGTGATATACTAAGTAACTTGATGTAGCGAGTGAATAAAATATTAATAACATTTTTATAGTTTCAACTATTTTTTCAAGTAATCCATATTTTGGATTATTTTCAATAATAATACTTATATTGAATACTGGTTTTGATTTTGTTATTAACACATATGTTAATACTGCTATCATGCAAACTACCACGGATATGAACAAATCTCTATACAAATGTATTTTTTTTCTATTTTTATGTGATAATACTTCCTGTTTTTTCTCTTTTGAAAATTTATAAATTCGCGCAATTGATAAAATGAATAGAGATGATGACACTATATTTAAAATAAGTATTATAAGAATTATTATAAAAAACATGTCTTTATCACCTAATTTGATATAGATATCTTTTACGCAAAAAATAAATGTAAATACATTTATAGCATACAATAGCCCATACCCAATGTATTCAGCATTTTTTTTAAATATACAAACAAATGATATGATATATATGGTTAAAAACATTATATAATAGGATGGAGGTGTCATTTTTGGTGTCTTACTTATAAATGAGCCAATTACTTCACTTACAGCCATAACAGCATTTTTATTATCGTTATTATCTGACATTTATATTATATTATATTATTATATATTTATGTATGTATTTACTATCCATTCAATAAGCTCTTCTGCATCAACTGTTACATAATTTTTTTTATATTTGCCTATTTGAAAAAAAGATGGTTTTTTCATACCAGATGCTTGATAATATATATATGGACCAAATTTACCTTTACGAATACTAAAATCACTGTTCAGTATTCTTAACATATTCTTACTTTGTAATTGAGGTGGACGTCTTGGTACATCCTTATTTTCATTTATATCTTGATATAAAAATTCAGGTTCTTCTATTGTTGGGGTTTGAAACATTTCAATAATATCATCGAGAACAATAGTATTTAATGATTTGTTAATATCTTTTATACTTTTCTTATTTTCACCCCATTGTACATAAGGTCCATACTTACCGGTTTTTATAAACATATCTTGTTCTTCATATTTTCCTAAATAATCATTTTTAATTTCAATTAAATCGTCAATTGTATATTCTCCTTTTTGTAATTTATTAATATCCAATTTTATTTTTGGATTCACCGTTTTATATTCCATTTCACCGGTTTCTAATTGTTTTCGTAATGATGCACCAAATTTGTGAAATAATAGTTCATATTCATCATTTATTTTATATGTTTGTTTTTTCATATTTTTAAGAGGTTTCGTGCATTCTTCTATTTCAGTTTTACATTTTTTACAAATAGAGAACCATTCATCATTTTCACCTAAATTATTATTTTCTATTTTATCTAAATATTCTTCTATTTCGCGAGTATAATCATAGGAGAACAAATGGTCGAAATGTTTTATAAGAAATTCGATTGCTAATATTCCAATGGGTTGAATTACTAATTTGTTTTTTTCATTTCCAAAAACCTTTTCTATTTTTGTTTTTTCGACGGTTTTATTCGTTAATTTGTATTCATTGAATTCAATAAGTTCTCCGGGTAAATCGCATTTTTTGACATATCCACGTTCTTGAATTGTTTCTATTAATAATGAAAATGTCGATGGTCGTCCTATTCCTAAATCTTCTAATTTTTTAATTAAACTGGATTCATTATAATATGTATGTTTGTTCTGGACCGAAATAGTACTATTTATAAAATTGTATTGTATTGGAGAACGTTTACTCATAATTGACTGAAAATAGAATAATTGACCACTTTCATTGTTTTGCGAATCAGTCATATCATCCGTTTTTTCACATAGTTTTTTCCATCCTAAAAAGATAGGTATTTCAATTGTATATTTATATTTATATGAATCCGGTGCAGAAATAAAAGCGTCTACATTATTATAGACTGCATCAGTCATGCAACTTTGCACAGTATTATTCCAAATAAGTTTGTATAGAGTAGCCAATTTTCCTTCTAAACCGAGAACAAATTGTTTATCAATATAGGTAACACGAATAGCTTCATGAGGATTATTGTCATTTGTATTTTTAATTTTTGAAAAATCGCCTAAATATTTTTCATCGCCCCATTTGTTTAAAATAAATGTTTTGGCTTTTTCTAAAAATTCTGTTGAATATTTTTTATTTTCTGTTCGAATATATGTAATGTGTCCGGCTTGATATAATTGCTGAGACAATTCCATTGTTTCTTTTGGAGAATAATGCAGTGTCTGCGAAGCGGTTTGTAATAAACTAGATGTGCTAAATGGTTCCGGTGCATGTTTTTTGGTTTCTTTTGACGAACCTAAATCTAAAAAATGTTCAAAACCTTTCGATTTTTCTAAAAATTCAACTACTTTTTCTTCATCATTAAAAACATGATTCAATACAAACGGAATATTTTTATTAAAAAAAGATGCATGAATTTTGTAGTTCATGTCAAATGTATTTGTATTATTAAGTTCGTTATCGTATATTAATCGTAATGCAGGGGTTTGGCATCTACCAGCGGAAAGTCCAGAATCTTTTTTATTATTATAAATGAATTTCCATAAAAGAGGCGATACTAAATGACCAATAATTATATCAATCATTGTGCGGGCATGTTGAGAATATGGTACAAACGAACGAAAATCATGCCAATTTGCAAATGCATGTTCAAGTGCAGTTTTAGATATTTCTTTGAAAATGAATCGTTTATAAATATGAAAAGAACGATAAAGGTGATATGCAATGGCATCGCCTTCGCGGTCAAAATCCGTTGCTATAAAAACATTGTCCACATGAAAAAGCGAAATAGCATATTTTAAAAATTCAAAATGTGTAAATGAAGATGGTTTGATATTCAAAGTAGAAGAGAAATCCGGATAAATATGTTTTAAAGAAGGTATGAAAAAAAGATGTCCGAAAGAAGGAATGCATTTAAACTGGGGACCCAATAAAGATTCAATGGTAGAACATTTCGATGGCGATTCAACAATAATCAAATATTTAGCACAACCTTTATGAAAATTATCAATCGAATATTTGTTATTCTTATATATTTTCCCTTTTTTACCTTTTTCTTGAATACGCTCAAAATCAAAAAGGATAGACATGATATATATTTAAATAAAAAGAAAACTATCTATATCAGTGTAAAAAATCGTTTTTCAAAAGAACATTCCGCGAACATTCTGCCCGGCCCCCCGGTCCATCTCATATTTTAGACAATGGTTTCAAGTAGTGCATTTTCATAGTGTTTCATAAACCTTGATGGGTCCATAATAGTCTTAAATTTTTCACCGATTGTTTGTTTATATTCATCAATTTTAATAGGATTATGAATCAAATTTTTCACAATACTGATATATTCATCCTTGGATTTTGCAACTAATTCAGATAATCCCATGTGAGTCAATATAGAAGCAGATACATTATGACAGTGATGATTTTGGTGATACATTGTTACAATTGGTACAGAATTATATAGAGCATTGCAAGTAGTAGTTGTTCCTGAATAAGGAAATGTATCTAATAATATGTCAAATTTCGTAAATACATTGTTATAATCATCGTTTGATAATTTGTACATTAAAATTATACGATTAGTTGGCACACCTAATTTTTTTGTATAATATTCTGTATATTCTTCACTATCATAATATACTTCTTCTAATTTAATCAATATTTTCACATGAGGGCATTCTTTTAATATTGTCCCCCAAACATCTAATGCATATTTTGAATGTTTAATTTCTTTATTCAAAGCCCCTAATACAATTTGATTGTTCGTTTTTCTGGGTTTATTTGGAGAAACTTGGTATATACTTTTATACAATAAAAAACAAGTCGGTAATCGTATTAATTTTTCACTATATTTTTGTATCGTGTCAATGTGGTCAGCAATATTATCAGTAATACGATAATGCATTGATTTCATACCAGTACCATTGGGATATCCTAAATATGTAATTTGAACTGGCGCAGGATGATATGCAAATATGCCCAATCGATTGTTTACTGTATGTCCATCTAAATCTATCAAAATATCAATATTATGAGAATTTATCAATTTCGCAGCATCCAAATCATTAAGTTCGTTTATATTGACAACTTTGCAATTTATATTATTGTATAAATCAACAATCTCTCTATGTACAAACAAATAAATTTCAAATTTTGAAAGGTCATGATTTTTCAAAATAGGAATAATAAAATTACCTATTACATGATATACAAAATTTCCAGAAACATATCCTATACGATTTTTTTTGTTTTTAGGTCTATCAAATGAGAACATGGGGGTATCTGGATAATATATGTGTATTTTTTCATATTTTTTGAAAAGAACTTCGTTATCTGGATAATCGAAATCTTCATAGCACAACGAATTACTATATGAAAGCATTTTATCTGCCATACTCAAATCAAATTTCAATGCAAGGTCAGTTGCCTTGTTTGTATATTTGAGCGCGTTATCTACATCACCCATTGCGTAATAAACATATCCAACGTCATGATAATTACTCCATTTATCATGTTTTTCATCTTTTGTATTACATACTTGTGTGGATAAAATTTTCATAGATTTTAATGTATAGTTTATACCAACTCTATAACGATATTGTTGGAAATGAGACTGTGCGTATTTAGATAAGAATTTTGTGTTATTAAATAAAGAATCATGAAAAGATACCGGGAGTGAATAGATTGGTATATTATGGTCAATGCATAGTTGAAGTAATGCAAGTATATTTTTTACGAATAATGGTTTAATTGTAAGAATGTGAATATGATAAAATATAGCATGATATGGATGTTTATATCTGAAAGCATTTGCAATATGTAAAAGATTATCTAAATCATCCGGATATAATAGATAAAGTTTATAATATATATCGCATATAAAAAAAGGGTCGTCAGAATTGCATGTAGCAGATTGTGCATAAGAGTAAATCGTTGGTTTGTTTTGAAATTTTTGTGAAGGATTTTTAAATAAAAAAGAAAATAAATTAAAGAAATTAGGAATCATTTAAGATATAAAAAAAGAAGTATTTATATAATTTAACAAGTAGTATAAAAGAAAAGAACATTCCGCGAACATTCCCCCCGGACCGGGGCCGCGAAGCGG